CTCCGGCACCCGCCGCTGCGTCGGCTCCTGCCGCGCCCGCCGGCACTCCGCTGCCGCCTGCTCAGGTGCAGGTCGCGGCCCCTCCGACTGTGCCGCTCCCGGGTGCTGCTGCCCCGGTCGAGGCGGCTCCCGCCGCGCCCGCCGCTCCTGCGGTGCCCGCTGCGCCCGTGCCGACCCCGCCCGCAGCTGCGCCGGTGGCCCCGGTGCCGACTCCCCCGGCAGCTCCGGCGGCGCCCGCCGCCCCGGCTGCGCCCGAGGGCGAGACCATCGAGGGCTTCGATCAGCTGCCGGCCGCGACGCAGACCGAGATCCGCCGGCTGCGCGCCGAGGCTGCCCGCTACCGCACCAGCGCCGAGCAGGCTGCGCAGGCCGCCGCCGAGCAGGCCCGCGCCGAGGCCGCGCGTCTCGCGGTGGAGCAGTTCGCCGCATCGGTCGGCTACCAGATTCCCGAGGGCACCGCTCCGGCGGCCGCCCTCGACGCGGCTTCCGCGTCCGCCCGTACCGCGAAGGTTGACCTGCAGGTGTTCCGCACCGCGGCGGCCCTGCCGGGCGTGAACCCCGACTACATCATCGACAGCCGTGCCTTCCAGGAGAAGGTCGCGGTGCTCGACCCCGCGGCCGCCGATTTCGCCACCCAGGTGGATGCGATCGTGCGCGCCGAGGTCGCAGCGAACCCGGGCAGGTACGGGTCGGGCCAGGAGCCCGCCCCGGTCGTGACCAGTCCGGGCCATGGGGTCCCCGTCGGCGATTCGCGTCCCGCCGGAGCCGAGACCATCCAGTCCGTATTGGCCAAGCTGAACGGCGAGGAGCCGCGCACCCCGGGTGTGCTGCTCTGATCCGCGACGTGCGGCAATTCTGAGAGGAAGAACCAGTCATGGCGAACGCATTCGCTACCCCGGACGTGATCGCGCAGCGCGCGCTCGCGTCCCTGATCAACCAGTCTGTCATGCTGCCCCTGGTCTACCGCGATGTCGAGAGCGACTTCGCGCGGGCCAAGGTCGGCGATACCGTGAACGTGCGCAAGCCGGCGGTGTTCGAGGCCAAGCCGTTCAACCGCGCCTCGGGCATCGAGATCCAGGACATCACCGAGACCACCGTGCCGGTGGTGCTCGACCAGTTCTGGGACGTGTCGTTCGCGATCACGGCCGAGCAGTTCGCGCTGGAGGTCGATCAGCTTCAGGAGCGGGTCATCAACCCCGCTATGGAGGCGATGGCTCTCGCCGTCGACCTGTCGATCCTGAGCCTGCGCGACGACATCACTAACGAGGTCGGCCAGGGTCCGAATGGCACCCCGCCGAGCGCGCACACCTACAACGATCCGAAGGTGCTGATCGACGCGGGCAAGGTGCTGAACGACTACGCGGTGCCCCAGGCGGGTCGCAACGCGGTCGTTGGCACCCAGGGCCAGGCCGACTGGCTCGCGACCGATACCCTGGTCAACGCCGGTGCCGCCGGTGACACCCTGGCTCTGCGCCAGGCGTCGCTCGGTGCCGCGCTGTTCGGCTTCCGCCCGTACTGGACCCAGAACATCAAGGGTCCGGCCGCGGGTTCCATCCCGGAGCCGGGCGACAGCCTGACCGAGGTCGGCGTGGCCTTCCACCCGACCGCCTTCGCGTTCGCCTCGGCGCCCCAGGAGCTCGCTCCGGGTGCGACCGGCTCGGTGCAGGACTTCCGCGGCCTCTCGCTGCGGGTGACCTGGGACTACGAGCAGCGGGCGAAGCAGACCATCTTCTCGGTGGACCTGCTCTGGGGGGTCAAGACCCTCGACGCGAACCGCGCGGTGCTGATCAAGGGCGCCGACGAGGAGTCCTGATCGGCGGCCCCGCCGGCGGCTCGGCTCGCTCCCGTAGCCGTCGGCGGGGCTTCCCCGTATCTGGTCGATCGACACGCTGAGGAGGCACACCGGCATGGATATCGTGTTCGTGGTCAGGGAGGGGGCGAACGAGGAGCTGCGGCACGCTCTCCGCTCGGTGGAGAGGTTCGTGCCGCATGATCGCGTCTGGATCGTTGGGGGCGGCCCGGAGTGGCTGCGCGGGGTGGAGCGGATGCGGCTGCCGCAGTCGAAGTCGAAGTACGAGGCGACGACGCGGAACCTGCTGGCGATCGCGGAGCACCCCGACCTGTCCGAGGACTTCCAGTACTGGAACGATGACTTCTTCGCGCTGCGGCCGGTGCCGGCGGCGGGGCCGGAGCCGATGCATCGGGGCACGGTCGCGTCGGTGCTGGCCGACTACCGGGCGCGGCTCGACACCGAGTCGCACTACGTCCGGGGCATGGACGCGACACGCTCGGCGCTCCTCGAGGCGGGGTTCGGGGAGCCGTTGTCGTGGGAGGCGCACGTCCCGATCGTGCTGAACCGGAAGCTGCTGCGCGAGTCGCTGCTCTGGGGTATCGAGCACGTCCGGGCGCCGGTCGTCCACAAGCGCACAATCTACGGGACGCTGGCCGGCCTGGAGGGGCGCGAGATCGCCGACCCGAAGGTGAACGACGTGGAGGGCTGGGTGGGGTCGGCGTCGGGCTGGTGCTCGACGTCGGATGCGGTGTTCCAGCATGGTGTTGCGGGGCGGGTGCTGCGCGACATCTTCGCGAGCCCGTCGCGGTTCGAGCAGCCGGTGGGCGAGCGCGCGGCACGCTCGGCGGCTCCGCAGGTGCTGTGGCGGCACAAGCTGACCGGGCGGGTGGTGCGTGGCGGGGAGCGGAAGTTCGCGCATATGGCCCGGTGGGAGCGGCTGGGGTGGGAGGAGTCCCGGGCCTGGGAGGCGCAGGAGCGCGCGGATCGGGCGCTGGCGGCGGCGAGGGCGGCCCAGGAGGCCGCTGAGGGTGTACCGGCCTACCAAGGCCGGGCGTAGGGGCTGTGCGGAGCGCACGGCGAGCGAGAGGACGAGGACATGGCGACGAGGATCGAGCTGCCGGGTGTGCAGCGTGGTGAGCGGAGGATCGCGGGCGTGCTGTTCGTGGACGGGGTGGCGCGGGGTGCCCGTGTCGGGCCGAACGCGACGCGGCGGCTGCTCGACCTTGGCGCGCAGTTCATCCCCGAGGAGGAGCCGACGGTGGAGCCGGTCGAGGTCGTGCTGCCGGAGCCGGCCGGGATCGGTGTGGCCGCGCCGGTCGAGGACGTGCCGTCGGCGGACGAGGAGTCCTGATCATGGCGCGGGTGTACGCGACGGTCGCGGAGGCTCGGGCGCTCTCGGGGCTGCCGCTGACGGATGAGGCGGCGGCGGCGCATGATCTGCGGCGTGCGGCGCGGCTGATCGACCGGGTTCTGCTCTCGGCGGTGTACCCGGTCGATGCGGACGGCTACCCGACGGACGAGGCGCTGCGGGAGCTGCTGCGCGACCTCTCGGCGGAGCAGCTGGTGTTCTGGGACGAGACCGGGGATGCGACGGGCGCGACGGTCGGCGGCTCAGGCGGCTCGATCGGTGACGTGTCGCTGCCGGGCGGGAACTCGGCGAAGCCGTCGCCGGATGATCGGCAGCGGGCGCGGCTCTCGCCGGACGTGGCGGACACGCTGCGCTCCAGCGAGCTGGTGCGGTTCCGGGTGGCGGGGTACTGACATGGTGCGCATGCCGAAGCAGATGATGCCGCACGGGGGGCTGGTGCGGTTCGAGCCGTTCCTGGGCGTGACGGGTGCTGGCGAGCAGTTCGGGGCGGCGGTGACTCCTCGGCGGGCGGCGATCCAGTCGGGCACGAAGATCGTGAAGAACGCGGCCGGCCAGGAGGTCATGGCCTCGGGCGGGGTCTGGTTCGACCCGGAGTACCTGCCGCCGGAGGGGTCGCGGATCACGGTCTGGCTGGGTGGCCCAGCGGAGCGCGAGACGCGGGTGGTCGCGGTGGAGTATCACGAGCACGGCGGGGCGTTGCCTGCGCATGTCCAGGTCTGGGTCGGGTGATCGGCGATGTCGGTGCGGTGGCATGGTGACGACGCGAAGCGGCTGACACGGCGCGGCGGGGTGCGGGGGCTGAACGTGGCGGCCGAGGCGCTGCTGGGGCAGTCGCAGGCGCTGACTCCGGTGGATACGGGCGACCTGCGACGTTCGGGGACGGTGTTCCCCGCCTCGGTGCAGGACCCGACGGCTGTGGTCGCGTTCCGGGTGCCCTACGCGGCATTCGTCCACGAGGGGGTCGACCTGCGGTTCCGCACGGTGAAGAACCCGCGGGCGCAGGCGAAGTTCCTCGAGCAGCCGCTCCGGCAGAACGCGGCCAAGCTCGCGGCGCTGGTGGCGCGGGAGATCAGGCGCGAGTTCGGCGCCCCGGTGGGAGGCGGTGCGGCATGAGCGGGTACTTCTCGGAGCTGCTGGCGGGCGTGGCGGTGCGGATCGCTGAGCGCACACCGGCGGTATGGCGGCCGGATGGGCCGGTGTACGGTGCGGGCGAGATAGGCATCGTCCTGGGCGAACTGCCGACGGGGCCAGCGGCTGCTGTGGCGCTGGCGGTCTACGATGACGCTGAGGCTCCGAGCGGGGGGGCCGGCTCGACGTACAACCCCGCGGTGGAGGTGGCGCTGACGTACCTGCAGGTGCGGTGGCGTTTCGCTGACTATGGGGACGCGATGGATTTCGGGTGGGCGGTGCGGAGTGCTCTGCACAAGAAGCCCTACACGATCCCGGCACTCGGACGAGTGATCGGGTACGCAGTGTCGATGGGGCCGCTTGGCCGCGACGACAACAACCGCTGGATGTTCTCGCTGAACCTCCAGTTCAGGGCTCGCCGGGAGCGAACTTGAGCAGGCGGTGATCCCGCCCGGAGGAGCCGGGGCGAGCTCGCAGGACGCGGCGGGTAGACCCTGGGGAGGCTGGGCATCGAGTAGAAAGGAAGATCGACATGGCAGAGTTCGAGGACATCGAGCCCACGCCGGGCGACAACGGGAACACCTTCGAGTGGCTGCTGGACATCAACACCGGCACCCGCGAGACGCCGGTGTGGACGAACCTCCCGGACATCACCGGGGTGAATCCGACGGGTGCGCCGAAGCTGAAGGACGTCACGACCTACGCGAACAAGGGCAACACTGCCCAGCGTAAGGTCGGCGAGGACTTCACCTTCGCGTTCGCCGTGCTGGGCATCCGGGACGACACCGGGGAGTTCCAGGCGGCGGTCATTGCGCTGATCGAGGCCGCGGACGCGATCGGCGAGGACAACGTGGTGGGCTACCGCTACTACCACGCGACCTCGCCGTCGCTGGCCTACGAGGGCACCGCTGCGGTGCAGTGGAACCGCCAGAACACCGGGAACGACGACCCGGAGTTCTTCGCCTTCACGCTGACCGGGCAGGGTGACCGTGCCCGGATCACGAACCCGGCGATCCCGGAGTCCTAGAGGCTCCCCCCGGGGCTGGCTCCGCACATATGGTGGCGCGGGGCCAGCCCTCCCCCGAATGACAAGACCCGAGAGCAAGACCCGAGAGCGAGAGGACAGACGACATGGCAATCACGGCGACCGAGGAGGGTCGGCACCTGGTGCTGACCCTGGGCGACGGCCAGAAGATCAGGATCAAGCCGGTGCCGGCGGCGAAGGGTGCGGAGCTGGCGGCGCAGTGGCTGAACATCACCTTCGGCCGGTTCCCGACGATCGAGGAGCTGGGCGAGGCGGGGCGCGAGTTCTCGCGCGGTGCGCTCTCCGGCGAGCACGAGGAGATCCTGGCTGAGCTGCGGGCGGCGGAGCTCGCGGAGGTCGTGAACGCGGCGTTCTACTGGAACGTGCAGGGCGGCGGCCTGAACCTGGTGCAGCGCATGCTCCAGGACGGCCACCCAAAAGGCGCGCAGCGGGAGCTGCTGGAGAGCATGGGACTCTGGGAGAACTTCGAGGCGGCGCAGGAGGCGGTGCGATCCGCCTTGCGCGGACAACTGCGGAACTTGCCCAGTGGGGAGTCGGAGAGCCCGATCCCGTCACCGGCCGCTACCCCCGATACGACCTCCCCGACTGGTATCGAGCCGAGCAGCGCCGGCAGCTCCGAGAGTTCGGACAGCGCGCCCACGGTGGCAAAGCTGCCCGCCGCGAAGCGGAGCATCCGGCAGAACGTCGGGAGGTCGAGCGCT